GAGATAGGGCGCTGCATCTCCATGAGCATCTCCCGCTCGCGTAGCTCGCGCCCCTCCTTGCACGTGAGCCAGTCCTCGGGGCCTCCGTGGAACGGCGCAACTCCGTACCCTCCGTGGCTGTTGCTTAGGGATGTGAACTTCCATAGGAATTCATAGGGCCCGATGCTGATCCCTGGCGGCTTCATCAGTGCGCGGTCTGCTTCGCTCGGCCCCCACGGCATAGTCTTGCGGGGGTCATCGACCCACCCCCACTCGCTAGCCTCCTTGCGATCCGGTCCCGTCCAGAAGCGTTCGATCAGAGCCCCACGTGGGAGGATCACGTGCCTGCCCTTGACAATGAACGGCTCGTTGTCGGGTACGTCGATGCGCAACTCTTCGAAGTAGGCGCACCCTCGACCCGGGTAGCCGTTGATGGCTGCGAACGTGACCATTTGAGCGTCTAGGTCCCCGCACTTCTGGGAGTAGATTCGCATTGCCACCCCGTCCACGATCATCTCCATGTAGTCATTGACGACTGGCGGGTACTGGTGCGCGGTCCCTGCGCCTTCGCGGGGGGTGTATCGCAACTCGAATGCCCGCCCGGGTTCTGCCTGTCGTCGCCTTTGGCGCTTCGGCGCTGGTCGTGCCCTGCGTCTGCCCCTCTGCTTCGGGCGCTGCCTTGCGGGCGGCTGCGGCGGGGCTCCCCTTTCATCACGAGCTGCGATGCGCTCGACGGCGAGCACGTCGCCCAGTGTCTCGTTGATCTTGTTGATTGAGCTGCGGGCCTCGATGATGGCTAGCTTTTGGTCGGTGTTCATTTCTTTACGATGGTGATTTCGATGGGGTATAGCGCCTCTACCATGCGCTTCTTTGTTTTGAATTCGGCAGTCTCCATGCCCTTCGCGTCGATGAACTTCACGCTTCCGTCTGTGTAGTAGACGGTGAAATCGACGACGTACCTCACGCCTCCCGGTAGGTGGAAGGGTGACTGCCGCGTGAAGAAGAGCACAACACCTGCGGCCTTCTCTAGCTGGAGCCTTTTGTAGACGCGCATCTCTAGTTGCGAGTCAAAGAGGATCCCGTCTGCGGTTCTCTTTTCCCTGGGGCTTACCCCGTACTTGTGGCGCTTGAATCCGTGCCTTACGTTCATGCTGTCTTGTGGTGAATGGCTGTGATTTTGTAGAGCGAATCCTTGCGCGACACGACTTCGTAGTCGAGCTGCCCCTGCTTCCTGAGCTCGCGAAGCACGCGGTCGGTGCTCGACGGCGCGGAATGCACTTTGCTCGTCACCCACCGCTGAAGCTCATCCATGTGGAAGGTCTTCTTGACTCGGCAGAAGTCGAGGATCGCATTGCCTAGTGCGGACGTGCATCGCCTGAGCTGCTTGCGCTGCTGGTTGTCGAAGAGCCCGGGGCCCTCGTCTTTCAGCCTGCGTGCCTTCTCGTCCTGCGGGTCGTAGCTCATTGTGCCTGCCATAGTGGCGCCTCGTCGAAGTCTTCGGGATAGGGTTTGCCTTGCCTGACCCACTCCGCCTGCACCTGGCTAATGGCGTCCGCGATCGGGATCACCTTCGCTAGGCGCATGGCCGGAAAGAACGGCGGGATAGGGTCGGCGCGGCCTGCACGTGCGCGAGCTGCTCGCGCCTTGTGCTCGGCTGCTTCTTCTGGAGTTTGGTTGCTCATGGCTCTGGCTAGTGGTTCGCTTTGTTTGGGTAACTCCGCGGGCTTCGTGTCCTTGAATCTGGAGTAGAGACACCCCTCGCGGTCGTGGACGTTGCGTCCATTCGCGCTCTTGATGCACTTCCGAACCCAGGTCTTCCATCGCTTCGCGTCGTTTCCAATGTGGTCTTGGGCTCGACCCCAGAAGCGAATGATTGCCGTGTTCTCCTTCGTGAAGGATTCGATCTCGATGGTGAACCAGTCGAAGAGCTCGTTGTAGTTGACGACTGCCATCAGGAGCGCCTCCTGCGGTGGTACTCGATCTCCGTGCGGCTCATGTAGCACTCGTCCACGTAGACGATAGGCGGGTCGAGCGCCCACGGTTCGCACGGGCTCGCCAGCGGGACCCGGATAGGTGTCTCGATCAGCGTGCACGGCTCGGCGCGTTGCGCTCTCTGGCGCTCTGCTAGGGCGCGTGAGAGACCGTCCGCCCCCTTGGACTCGTCGGAACTGAACGGCCATAGCATCCCGTGGCGCGGCTCCACTTCGTCCCAAAAGGGATCTCGTCCTTTCCATCCTGGCTTGCGCCGGAAGAACCGAACCCCCTTGCCTGCGAGGTGGGAATAGATTGGGTCTAGCCGCTCGTCGGTTATTGCATCCTTCGGCATGTCTACTGGACTCCCGCGATGTGCTGCACGTCACGGCAGAACGAGACAACGGCGGCTTGTATCTGCGCGTCCCATGTCGTCCTGGGGAGTGGTATTGCGCAGACGGAATGCAAGTAACGCATTGCCTGCTGCTGCTCCTTGGCGCTGATCGTCTCGGGCTCATCCATGGGCCTGCACTCGTAGCAATACCCGCCACCGTGCATAGGCGTGCCGCACTGGGGGCACCGCGCCACGGGGAACTCGTCCATATCTGTAGGGGGAACGCGGGCCAGGTCGTCGGGGGGCAGCATGGTATCGGCTACGTCCTCCTCGGTTAGGCCCGCGTCCTCCAGTCGTGCGGCTCTTCCCGCTGGCGACTCTGCCGGAGTAGGCACCGGCTCGGCCGCTCGCGCCGCTTCGGCTTCTTCATGCTCGCGCTGCTTTTTCTCCTCCGCGAGCTGGTCGCGCTCCGCCTGGGCGGCTGCTCGCTCCCGCGCCATGGCTGCGCGTTCCTCTGCGAGTTCTTCCCGCTCCCGGAGCACCTTCTCCCGCTCCTTTAGTAGCTTCTCCGCTTCCTCTTGGCGCTTCGCCTCGGCTGCGGCGTGCTCTTCGTCGCGCTTGCGTTGCTCTGCCTCCTGCTCGGCCTTGAGGCGTGCAACCTCTTCGGCCTTCTTTGCCTCGCGCACGTTGAAAAGCTCCGTGGCCTCTCCTAGTAGCGCGGCGAATGCCTCGTCGTCGAGCTCCCTCACGGCTGCGATAGGGAACTTGGCCTCGACGGCGTTGAGCTGGTCCATTCGCTCGTCGAGGAGCTGCTGCCTGCGCTCCCGCTCTAAGCGTTCGGCTTCCATTCTCAACGCCTCGATGCGTGCCTCTTCCGCCTGAAGCTTCTTCTCTGTGGGCTCCATCGCGCCCACGAGCTCCCGCGCATAGGCGTTCACGTCCTTCTGGTGCTTGATCGCTGGCGCGGTCTGCTCCTTGCGCGTCTTCTCGGTGGCGTTGCGCAACCGCTTCAAGTGCTTCCGGCCTGCGCTTACCTTCGCGGCTCCTTCTGTGTCCTCGATGCCGTCGATAGTCAAGCCTTCGTACTGCTCGACTAGCTTCTTCGCTGACTCGGCGTTGACTAGGTAGGCGTCGGCGTACTTTGGCGCGAGCACCTCCGTTCCGATGGTGTCGATGATGATGGGCTCGGCTTCTACTTCTACTGGCTCTGTTTGGTGTTCCATGTGTTGCTCCTAAAAAGGTGTGTCGTCTAGTTCTCGTTCCCATTCCTGTGCCTCTGTCTGCGACTGGCTATCCCAATCGACATCCTCGGGCCGTGCGTACTCGCGTTCCTCTGCGGGCTCGGGGCGCGGCTGGTTGCCCGCCCGCTCTCCAATCGCCTTGAGGCAATACTTCGCGGCCTCCAAGCTTTCCAGGTTTGATGCGTGCCATCGCGGCTCCCCCTTGTACGGGTCGAGGCTGCAATAGAACGTGGCGAACTCTTCGCGCTTTCCGCCTGGGCTGCCCTGCGAGATTTCTCCCCAGGTCATGCCCTGGCAAGGTCCCTTCATCGGGTTTTTCTTGTCCCACCATGTCGGCTTGCCCCCCTGGCCGGCTGCGCCGGGGCGTTCCTGCTGCTGCGGTACGTGAGCTGGTGCCTCGGCCTCTGCTCTGCTGCCAGCGTGCTCGGCGTTGATGTGCTGTGGTGCCTGCTGTCGCTGCTGCTGCGGTTGCGCCACGGGTTCGGGCTGCTTGACTGGATAATCCGGCTGTTGTCGGGGGCGCTCATTTCCGGGCAGGAACTTGGCGGGAACTGGCGGGCGCTGCCCGTAGTTGTCCAGCTTGCCTCTGCCGTTTGCGTCCTTCGTGGCTGGGAGGAATGCGTCGGGTAGGTGGTACAGGTAGCGACCGATTCCCCACTGTGCGGCGGCTCGCTTCATGGCTCCGCTTACTCCGCCTTTGACGGGGGACACCTGCGAATTCTCGCAAACGTCGGTACGTGAAACCCACTGGGCTTCGCGGTCACTCACGAACAGAAGCGATAGTGTGCACTTCGCGGCGTTCGGGCCCCACGGAATGCACTCGCTCTGCCAGTTGCCGGGGCCGCACACTTCGTCTAGGCGCTCCATGATTGCGCGGTTGTCGACGAATGCCAGCATGATTGCTTTGCATGGGCCTGGCTGCTTTCCACCTGTGAAGCGGTCGGGCTTCCATTGGATGTCGGCTTCTGCGAAGTACCCGTTAAGGGCGGCGGCGATTTGCTGGGACGTTTGCCCGTTGCATGTGTAGAGCTGCATTAGAATTGGTCCGGTGTTGAAAGTTGCGGGATCGGCTCGCCCATCTTGAGCGACTCCTTGGAAAGTTCGCCCATGATCTCCTCCCATAGGGCCCGCACATTCTCGAAGTGCTCGGCGCTCAGAAGGATCAGCATGTGATTGCCGCGGCGCATAGGTCCGGGCTCGATGAATGGGCGGATCAGTGCGATCAACGCCTCGGTGCTGAGTTGCGAATTAGGTTCGCTGTCCTGGTTGTGTTGCATCCTGTCAGGTTGGCTAGGTTTTTAGGGACTCTTGCTAGGTGAGTGTAGGTTACGAGCCCCCCCCGTCCAATGAATTCCGCCATGGAAAATCAAAAGTTCCACGCCAAAAAAGACACCCCGCAGGGCCGAGGCTCTGAAGGGTGACGGGTCGAAGGATGCAACAAAAACGACCCGGGGGTACTTGTACCCTCCGGGTCTGTCAATCGCAAGGCTCACTCTAATGCAATTCTGCCTAGGGAGGCGTCTCCGCTCGGTCGAGTCCGAACTCTAGAGCCACCCGGAGCGCGTCGGAGCGCGTCACCTTCGCGGGCGCACACTGCGCCACAAGCCACGGGGCACGCTGTAGGATTATCAGTCGGTCGACTAGGGCCTTCGGTAGGTGTGCGTCCACTCGTACCGATTCGCCTAGCTTGTTCGGGCGTCCGATCGTTGGCTTCTCTGTCTTATTCACGGGGCTTGCTCCATCTGATTAGGGCGGTTCTTACGTTCGTTCCTGCGAAGGTGCCGGAGGGTAGCCGTTCAAGCCACTCCCACCCCTCGGATTCTGGAAAGGCTTTCTCCTGGCGCGGCCCGTCTGCACAGATCGCTACCAAGATGCCACCGTCCGCGAGCTGCTCGACTGCGTGGCGAATGTGCTTCACGTCGGCCTGGTTGTTGAATGGCGGATTCATCGCGACCCGATCAAACTTCGTGCCGGGGTTGGTGCCTGTCGGTCTCCATTCTCGGGCTAGGAAATCGTCACAGTGAATCACCGTTCCCACGTTGAGGGTACGCACGGGCATCTGATGCAAGATTTGCGCTAGGCCGTGCGCGAGCTCTACCGCGACAATCCGGGCGCTGTTCATGCGTTCGCGGATCACCTTTATGAGCTGCCCCGTTCCCGCTGACGGTTCGAGGACCGTGCATCCTCGGAACAACTCGAGGTAGTCGGCTACCATCTCCGCCACGTGGTCCGGTGTCGGGTAAAGCGTCGGGGCTACGGCGATTTGCACGCCTTGCTTTCGGCTCTGCTGCATGGCCTCCATCTTCTCGCGCAAGTCTTGGCGGCTCATAGGTTGCCTCGCTCTGCTTTGTCGGCTAGTTCGACGGAAATCCGTAGGGTGTGCGTGCATTCGGGGCAGATCAACCGCACCGATTGCGCGTCTGGGTCTTTCTCGGGCTGGTGCGCCTGGCAGTGCGGCTCAAACGCTCCATCGTATGCGGTGCCGTCGATGCAGCGCGTTGGGCTGTAGTCCTCGACGCCACATTCGGGGCACTTCTCGGGGAGCTCGTTGTGAATTTTCACGCTGTCACCTCCTCGGCCTGGTCGGGCTCGACTGGGGCCGGGACTGGGTGCGCTTTCGAATCGCTGAGGAACACGCAAACCCGGGGCCCGCGGAATCCTCCTAGGCTTGCGAAGCGAATCCGGTGGGTCTTGTCTTCGCTGAGAACGCACCATTTATTGTCTTTGTAAACCTTCGCGTATTCGGCGCGGGTCATTGCCTGCTGAGTGAGAATCTCCGGCTGCTCTCGGTTGTACCGTTGCCAGACGGTAATCGTCTCGGCCTGGTAGTTAAGAATCGGGGGCTGCTTGGGGCGCGGCTTTGGCTTCAACAAGTCAAGTGCCCCCTGCTCTCCTAGCATGGTCCGCTCATAGGCTAGGCGTCTGTCGAGGTGCTCGACGTGTCGCGCCTGTGCGCGTTCGCGAGCTGGTAGGCTGGCGACTGGCGCGGGGTGCGATCCGATTCCCTTATTGTTTACCATCACGTGCGGGACTGCTTTGCAGTTGTCGCACTTGGTCTCGTGGCCGTGCTCTTCCCAGCAATATTTCCCCGTGCCGTCCTCGTGGCGCCCCAGGTACGCGCTTTGTTCCTGCATGAACTCGGGGCCGTGCGGCGTGTAGCTCGCTACGCGCTTCCTTCGCTCTGCCTCTAGGCGTTTGATCCTGCGGGCTCTCACCTCGGGGCGCTCTTTGTACTTGGCATCTGCGATTGCGCCTTTGGCTCTCCACTCCCAATATTCTGAGGTCTTCCAAGCCTTTAGGGCTCGGTCCATGCCTCGCTCTATCTTCTCCTGGTCCTTCCGTGCTCGCTTCTCGGAATGGTGGCCGATCAAGATGGGTTGCCCTAGTGGGATTCCCTCGGTGATTGCCTGCACTGCGTCGTGCGCCTGCTCTGCATCGCGTGCTCGGTTGTCGCTGTAGCCTTCGAAACGCTCGGCGCGTTGGGCTGCTCGCTCTCCTAGGGTGGTGTCCTCGTCGCCGATCTCTCCGCACCACATCTCTAGCAAGTCCTCCGCCTGGGGATTCCAAGCGGGGCAGACGAATAGCTCCTGGCGCGGGGCCCATCGGAACCCGCAAGCCTTCGCGGTTGCGTAGTCTTCCGAGTCGAGCCGACCCGCTGGGTAGAATCGTAGTTTGTTGTCCTCGGGTGAATAGGTGGCGTGCGTGCCTTCCATGATTTCCCGGGTTCCTTCGTGTGTGTGTTTCATTGGTTGCGTCCTGTTGGGTTTGGGGTTTAGTAAAGTTCTTCAAATAGGTCCGGGCTCGCGCCCGATGCCTGTCTTGCTGCGCGGATTTGGCGCATCTGTTCCTGGCGTAGTTCCTCGGCCTGGTTTGCGTCGGCTAGGTCTTTGATCGTGATATGGCGGCAGGCTTTCAAGTCGTCAATCTGCCACTGTTCGACGATCTCCTTTGTGCGGTAGACCGGGGCGGCTATTGCCTCCTGAAAGCTGAACCGTTTTTGATTCTTTGTGGCGGTGCGCTTCGCCTCGTACTCGGTCCACGATCTGGCGAATTTCTCCGCCTCCTCTTGTGTTCCGCGTCCTAGCTCCGACCCGCCTAGCTTCCGGTCTGTCGGCTGGATCCACCAATATCGCATGGCGCTCACTGGGCGGGCTCCTGGTTGTCGATCAAGCCTTTGCATATCGCTCTTTGGTCGCCGATTCCTCGGGTGCCCTCGAATAGGTGGACGTGACATCCCGCTAGAATGTCTCGCCCTGCGAGCATGGCCGCTCTGTCCATGAGCTGGGCGTAGGCTTTCGGTAGTAGCGTGGTGATGCTGCGCGGGGTGTCTAGTTGCTCGACCTGGCGCGTTAGGTCTCGGACTGAGATCATTCCCGGGTCGCCTATTCGCAGGTCATACCAGTCGACCACTTGGGAGCGGCGTAGTAGTCCATGCTTAGCGGAGAGAATCAGCACCTCGTCGGCGATGGTCTCCGCTGCGGCTAGTGTCATTCGGAAATTGCTCGACGTGTAGAGCTCTTCGGCGGGGTGCGTTCCGGCTTGCTTCAAGCCTCCGCACGATATGATTGTGTAGCGTTTCATCAGATCAGGAAGGTAAGTAGGACGATGGTAAAAATGGCAAGGGGCAATCCCCAGCCGCCTCCGTTGGCGTTCTGGACTGGTTCACGTTGGCAGCTCATGCGTCGGGCTCCTCGATTTGGAAGCCTGCGCCCCGCAGAATGTCGGCAATTTGCGCGTTGGTGTTGGCGTTCCATTCGTGGCCGCTGAGCACTCGGGCGATTGCGACTAGCGTGGTGCTGGGCGTCGGCTTGCCCTGCGTGTCTCGTTTGCCCCATGCGCGGAGCTTGTTCAATCGTTGGGGGTTCATGCTTGGAAGGTGTTGGGGTTGGGGCGTGCGGGTACGTTGCTCGCGACTAGGGCGCGGGCGACTGGTGGGGGTACGCTGTTCCCTAGCTTTGCTATCTGCTGGGCTTGCGTGCCGATCAAGTGGTATGACTCGGGGAAGCCTTGCGCCTTCGCAAGCTCGCGAGGCTGTAGCATCCGCATCCCGATATCGGTGATTGCGTAGGTCTCTCCGTCGATGCGTGCTGTCACCATTGCGAAGCGTCCCTTGGTGGTGACTGTGTGCAGCGGTGCCTTGAGCGTCTGCCCGTGTCCGGTGCCGTAGTACTTCACTAGGAACGCGGCTACTCGGTCGGTCTGTTCGTTGGGTTCGACCTGTTCAAGGCGTGCGGCCGTAGGTCCTTGGCTGTCGCTGCTTGTGATTGTGCCTAGTGGCTGGTCGAGACGGTTCCCGACTACTCCGCCGTAATGCTTCGAAAGCATCACTGACACTAGGCTAGCACCGTTCCCGGTCCCTACGACTGTCGGCATTGGGCGGCGAATGTCGCGGCTCCTGGGTGCCTGTGTGGGGCGCTCTCCATAGCGCGGCGTGAAGAACGCGGCAACGTCCTGGCATTCGATGGGCGCAACGTAGGGTGCGGGGTCGTCGATGACGTGGCGCACAATCCCGTGGGCAATTCGGGCTAGCGTCTTATCGGCTAGCGGTTTCTTGCGGCCAAAGATTGAGGAAGTCGGAATGCTCCAATCAATGCACTCGGCGGCTGTGTGGTATGGCTTCAAGCCGGGGCCGTGCGTCGCCTTGGGCCAGTTGATTGTCTGCCCGTCTCGGCGTGCGATTAGGAATAGGCGCCTGCGTGCGGTGGGTGCGCCATAGTCGGCGGCGTTCAAGGTGCGCCACTCCGCGCGGTAGCCTAGTGCCTCTAGCTTGGCGATGAACTTTCGAAACGTCTCACCCTTACGCGCCTGGATCGGGCGTCCGTGCTCGGGGTGCTCCGGGTCTCGGTGGATGGGTCCCCAGGTTTGGAACTCTTCGACGTTCTCGAGGAATAGGATTCGGGGCTGCTTCGCCTTGAGCCAGGCAATGGTAGACCAAGCGAGTCCGCGAACTTTGGCGGAGACGAGCGCGGCACCTTTTGCCTTGCTGAAGTGGCGACAATCCGGCGAAGCCCACAGGGCGTCAAGGTCTGATAGATAGGCGAATTCCTCCTTTCGCGGGTCGATCTCGAAAACGTCGCTGATGGCGTGCTCGGTGTGCGGGTGGTTCTCCCGGTGCATCTCGATGGCTGCCGGGTCGTGGTTCAGTGCGAAGAGAGGCGAGCACCCTAGCGCCTGGTGGATTCCTAGGCTTGCGCCTCCGCCTCCTGCGAATAGGTCGACGACTCGATAGGGTGCCGGAGCTGCTGGGGCTTCGAAGCTCATCACGTTTTGCGCGGGTCTCATGCTTTGGGCTCCTTCATGCTGCGGACGATTGCGCTGTATCCCTTGGCCGCGTTCCTGCACTCTTGCGCGTATGCGTTCAGGTCGCTAGCGGTGACCGTGGGCGGATAGAATGGCCCGTGCTGCGCCTGGTGGCGTGCTGTGCGTGCGTCCCTCAGTAGGTCCGCCCATGAGGCTCGGGCTAGCTCTTGTTTGCTGTGCTTCATGCTGTCACCTCGGGGAAATAGCGCTGCTCCATGCTCTGTAGGTAGGCCATAGCGCGGGGCTCTTTGAGCAGCAGCGCGGCCACAACTACCGCGGCGGCGTCCTCCTCGAACCATTGCGGGCCGAAACCGCGCGACCACTTAGCGGCGAATTCGCGCCACCGAATAGGTATCTCTGTGAGTCGTTCCGCTGCAACCCAGAAGCCTCCGTGGCTTGGGGTGCTCACGAATCGCACTCCGTCTGCGTGCTGCCAAGTGCCGAGGGTTGAGCCCTCGGGGCGGTCGAGTTGCACGCGGGGCTGGCTCGCCTCGTCGATGCGTCCCCAGGGCGAGCGGTCTCCAGCCTTCGGTTCCTGGTTGTGTCCAAATTCCAAAGTCTCGCCCGTGCGGTCCCAATGGTTCTGGCGGACTCTCCGCTCTTCGTAGTCGCGATTGGCTAGGCTGGAAATCTCTACATCAAAGGAGACCTCTTCGCCACTGTGGGCGACGGCATGGGCGTGAATGGTGCTAGTGCCCTCTCTTCTGCGGCTACGGGAACAGAAGTGCGCGTCGTGGTCGCCGTCCGTGAGTCCGCACTCGGGGCAGGTGTCAAGCTCGGCTAGGTACTGGTCTTGTCTTTCGCATTCGGTGCATGTGCGTGAACCGTGGTCCGCGCATCGTTTGACTTCGTATCGCATGGGTTGCATCCTTGCTGGTTGGGGGCTTGCGCCCGTTGTCGTCAGTCACTCAATCCATATGCACTATCGTCTAATATCGGACAATATGGCAGCAATTCCCGTTTATTTCGTCCGATAAATTGCCCAGAGTCTCGCAAATGGCACCTATTCGGCCTGTGCCGTGTGGGCTCCTGTGCGGCCCTCTGCGGCTATCGTCCGACATATGACTCAGAGGGCATGGAATCAATCGAATGGCTTTTACCTGCTATCTTCCCTAGACGTTGATGGGTAGTTGTTGCCTAGGAATGCCCTTTGGCTCGGGCTGGTTTGGAGCCGCCCAGGTGGTGCTCGAGCTGCTCTGAAAATCTGGGAGCGTGGCTCTCTGCCCTCTCCAGGTATGGGTTCCGGTGCGGAGCGCCTCGGCGTGGACTCGCCTTTGGCCCGGCTTCGCCTCCGCGCCGGACTTGCCCGTAAAAGGGCTCTGGTTCTGGTCCGAGGCTTCCGAGGGACAAGCGATGGCTGCGAGGCAGCGGCAGTAGGAGAGCGTCACCGTCAATCAGGGATCCTCGAGGAACCGTTCTGGATAGAGAGATGCGCCGTAAGGCGGCCTTCTTCTGGTTCTGGGTTGCCTGGATAGATGCGCGAAGCGGCCATAGCTCTGGGTTGTCTGGAGGAGCTCTCCGCGGCCCTGGGCCGGCCTTCTCTTCTGGTAGCGAGTAGAGATAGCAGGAGAGCGAGCAGCCCTAACGAGAGTGGGCCAGCATCTCCCGTGGCGCCGGAGAAGCTGACCCTAAGACCCCGAATCACTTCCTCAGCCGTCTTACGCTCGTCATAGGCAGTTAGCAAGCACTTAACAGACGCTTTCCCAGCACTGGAGCGGGCGCACCGACAACGACACCGAATAGCTTGCATCTGCCCATCTCGCGCTTACCCTTGGGACGGCGGGCGGAGGTATCCGGGAGAGCACACCTCACCGCCGAGCTAGCACCAGAGCAGAGGGTCGGAAGGCTCGCTAGTAGCAAGCCACTCGCGCTCAGTCGCCATCAGTCACCTGACTGGATGGATGGATAGAGCACACCTCACCAGAGAAGAGCCAGCACCCGCTAAGGCACGCTGTGAGCAGAGAGGACAAAAAACGTCCCATCACACACAGACAGCTAGAATACTCTTCCTCCCCTGTCTTCTCCGAGAGCGAGAGGAGCTAGAGGGCACTACCAGAGGCGGAGCGATCACCTAGTCACCTGCTGTTGATGAGAGGAGCTGCTCTGGTGGACTAGACTCCCCCCCTCCAACAGAAGGGGTATGGGGGCCCCCAGGTCACGCTCTAGCGTTAGCACCCCCGAGAGATCTACCACCTACTATTCGCCTTCTAGTGGCTCCCCTAGAGCGCCTGTGAGGGGCTTGGCGTCCTCTCTGCGGGGTAGGGAGTCCCAGTCGGTGTCATCGAAGGTGGCTGGTGCCATGGGGCAGGAGCGATCGGCGCAGTAGGTGAGTGGGCCGTCTTGCTCTTGTTCGCGGGTGGCTGGTCCGTCGCAGAGAGGGCAGGGTTTTGGGTTCATTCTTTTGATGCTCATGGGGTCTCTGTCTGGTTGAGGTGTCTCTTTCGCTCTTGCGTGCGCTCTCTGTGAGCCTCTCTCTGGGCGTGCTGGCCGAGGAGTGAGTCTCTGGATGCTTTGTGCGTTGCGCGGCTGTAGGCGTAGCCCGCGGTGGCGAGAGCGACGGCTATTGCGCAGAGGGCTTGTGATGTGGAGGGTCCTCCGGGGGTGAGAGCGATGTCCCGGATGAGATAGAGGGCAAATGCTGTGAGGGGGAGCTCTGTTTTGGAGAGGAGCGCGCGCGGTTCAACTTTCAGGCCCATTGGATTCCTTTGGTTTGGGAGAGGGGAGCCAGCCACGCTTCTGAGCGTAGGCAACGAAGAGGAGAAGTGCTACTGACCCGGCGACTGTGATGGGTCCCCAGGGTGTTTCGATGGTGATTCCCTCTGGTTCGGGCTCCTGGGCTTCTGGTAGGCCCTGTGGGTAGTAGAGTTCCGCTGAGGGGAGCGAGAGGGCGGGCTTTTCGGGCTCTGGGGAGAACGAGAGACCGATCAGGAGTCCCTCGCCGTCGTTTGAGGCGATTCTGCGCTCGTACTCGACGTATGGAGAGGTCCGAACGCCTCCGGCCGTGCACGAGAAGAAGAGCAGGCAGGGAATCAGGGGCTTCATAGGGTCTCCTTCTGGGTTGTGATCCTTCGATCCATCCATCCTTGACGTCAGTGGTGCTTACGAGCTACCGTTTGTGCATGGAACGAAAGGATGCACAGTCGGAATGGGAGTCTCGCGTTCGCGACGAGGCTCTGGAAGCTCGCGCAATGGCCCTTGAGGGTCTCTGCAAGGCATGGCAGGAGGAAACCGGGCTCCCGGTGGCCCGCGGCCGCATTGTCCAGAGCATGGACGGGGCGAACATCACGTTCCGCATTGAGACGATCCCCGAACCGGTGCCGGATCCGTTCGTAAGTGTCTTGGGCGTGGCGGATCACAACCAGCTCGCGCAAGAGTCGCTGAAGCAGTTGAAATTCCACCTCGACTTCGTGTCCGAGGCGTGCGCCGATGGAGCAGCGGAGGAGCTGCCCCTCATTGCAGATAAGTACGAGCCAGCCCCCTCCCCCGCAGACCTGCGGGAGTGCCCGCGGTGTGGCGCAGACCCGTTCGTCGGCGAGCTGGCGGAGTACCTGTTTGCTACCTGCTCCGATGGAGACTGCGTTCTAGGCAAGACCCACTTCGTCCTCGAGGATTGGAATGAGCTCCCCCGGAAGGAGCCCGCTACTCTGCCTGACGGAGCACAATCTGGTAGCCGTAGGGATCGACCCTGCCCGACTGAGAGCCCTTAGAGACCTCCGGGATCCTGAAGAGCGAGAGCCCCGAGAGGCCCGTCTCTGTGGAGAGGTCGACGTTGGCGCTCTGCTCGATGAGGATTCTGATCCGCGAGCTGGCTGCTGCGATGAAGGTGAAGCCGCAAGCGACCCCCTCGCCGCCAGAGGTCTCGCGAGCGTAGTCCTGCGAGAAGGAATGCGGGATGTCCACATAGCCCGCCCCGTCGTCGTTCTCGTCGTACTCGGCATGGGCGAACAGCGCGGCACGCACGTCTCCAGTGCTCCCGTCGTCATTCACGGGCACCGTGTAGTTCACCTGATAGGTGCCAGCCACGGCGATCGAAAGCGATCCGTCTCCGTTCAAGGTCAGGTTCGAATCGGACTCCTCGGCCGTGTCGAAGGGCACGGTGGCTGCGGTGCTGGTGATGTTCACGTTGCCCGCGTCGGTGTAGGCACCCATGACCGAGAAGAACCCGCCGATGCCTGCCAGGCTGTTGATGTAAGCCACCCGGTAGTTGATGTAGTCCCCGTCCGTGAGCGTCATTCGGGTTGTCCGCTCGATCGTGGCGATCCCCCCATTCGAGGGAGGCGTCGTCACGTAGAGGTGCCCACCATTGTTCAAGGCGTCATTGAGGTACGAGAGTGCGCGGAACTCCAAGGGGCGCCCGTCGTCCGCGTTGTGCTTCGCGTTGAAGCTGATCGTCACATCGACCTCGATCGTCCCCAGTCCGTCGTTGTCCTGGTAGCGGAGCGAGTCCGCGTTCCCGCTTCCAGAATCGTAGAGATCGAACGATGCTGCATAAGCGCCGGCCGACAGCGTGCCGCTCGTGAGGGGGCACTTCGTCGCGGTTCCCGTGAGCGTGTAGGCCGACGAACTGGAGAGCGCATTCACGTAGACCCGGGCCGCGGCTGTGATCTTGGTGTCGATCTGCGTCGGGATGTCCTCAGCCGTGATCGCCGAGGCAATCTCCGCTGTGGTCACGATCACCTGGGCTGCGATCTGCCCCGCTGCATCCTCCGTCGCAATGGCGTCCAAAGCCGCCTTCGCCGCCTCGCTCTGCCCCGCGTGGGCCGCTACTCGCTCCTGCTTCGTTGGGCGCCTGTGCATCAGATCAACCCCCCGGGGCAGCGACATACATCCCATCGACGCGCCGTAGCAAAATCTTGAGCGCCAAGACCGCGACTTGCAAATCTGGGTCCGGGTTCTCCCTCAGCGCCTCCTGAGCCAGGAAGAGCGCCACCTGAGCAGCCTTCAACGGGTCGGCGGAGTTCTCGGGCACGTCGATCGCCGCGAGGGCGTGTAGGGCGCCAGAGACCGTCTGAAGGACTTCCTTCGTCTTGGGGTCGGTGGCTGCCTCGGCGATGTCTTCTATGTCCTGGGCGATCATCTCGGTCTCCTGAGTGATCTGGGGCCAGGAGGGAGGCGTGGCGCACGCTGCGAAGAGCAGCAAGAAGGCTAGCAAATGCTTCATTCGATGTCCGGTATCTGGAGTTCAGGGTTCATTGCGCCGAGTAACTTCACCCAGCGCCGTACTTCTTCGTGCCGATTGCGCGAGTTGCCGTCGAGATCCTTGGTGATCGTCTTGAGTTCCTTCCTAATGTCCACGATGTCGTGCTCCATGCGCTGCCAACTGCGCGACCCCTCAATGATGAGGCTCGTGGCCCACCCGGCCATGGAGACCCCCGCTCCCAGGAGGAATAGAACCACCCCCATAGTGATTTTGGTTCCCTTTGATATCACGAGTTCTTCTTGCTTTGCCATGGCCCTAGATGCGTTCCGAGATGGAGGCAGCGAGCTTGCCATGTAGGAGACTTCCAGGTCCAGGAGCACTTTGCACCGGACCAGCCAACATCTGGGCGATAAGTGGCTGTTGTTTGGTGTTCTGGTTGGTGTCAAATTCCGGTTCGGGCTCCAACTCCTTCAGAAGAACCGTCAACAGGAGCATTTTCAGCAGTTGGTCCATTGGATCACGCTATGTCGTAGATGAGGGAAACGGCGGCTGTCACTGAGCATTCGATGTAGGGCATGGTCCCGATATCGACCCCGTGAAGCCCAAATTTTGCGGAACTGACGACCCCGGCGTGCACCGGAATCTCCAGTCGGATGTGTCTGTCTGCTGCTCGGGAGTGCCATTGCCGTAGGCGCACGGTCCCTGATGTCTCGACATCCCAACACTTGATCGAGCGGAGGATGCAACGGCGTCCGTTGTCTGCAGCGCGAACTGGGTTTGCCGGCGTGATGCCGCATAGGCCGTTCGACGTTGCGAACACCCAGTCCACGCACCCATTGCGCGTGCCGCCATAGACCGAAGCGTCTCCTAGGTTGGGCTCCGGGAAGTAGTTTCCAGGCCCGCCCCACGGGAATCCCATCGGCGGAGTGAAGTATCGCCCCAGGACGTTCATCGCCTGGTGGAACCGCTGGTTGGTCACGCGATGTCGTAGGTGACTGCGATGTAGCCACCGTCCGCTCCCGACACCTCGATAGAGAAGCCTCCGGGCACCTTGATTCCGTCAGGTCCGAGGAGCTGCTCGCCCGAAACCTGCTCGCTCAGCGTCCAAAAGAAAACCGTGTCGCCGGCGCCGTCCAAAATCTCGACGATCGGGAACGGGGCGCTGGTGACCGTGGTTGGCGGAATGAAGATGGACCGAATGATGGCGTGCTTGACTCCCGTTGGGAATTCAGTTTCGGCGATGTCCGTTGACGCTCCCCACCCCACGCCGGAGATCACGGCCTCTTTGGCGGGGTAGTAGATGTCCTCGGGAGCCGCGAACAGGCTCATCATCTGGTGGTACTTCATTACACCACGTCGTAGATGATCTGCCAGGTAGCCGCCGTCGCCTCGGTGAGCACTGAGAAGCCGCCCGGGATGCGAATGCCGTGGGGCCCGAACGTGACTGTGTTCCCCACCGCTGAGCTGATGTTGACTCGCAGAAAGGTTTCGGTCTCGGCGACGTTCATTATCTCAAGCGCGTGATTCGCCTCGGTGCCAATGACGGCGTAGATGATCGCGTCACGAGCTCCGCCCGAGAAGACATCTGCGGTGGCTTTGATCCCGTATCCCTCGATGCCCAGCGTGGCCTCTGATGCCGTGTACCCGTCCTTTGGCGCGGGGTGGATGTTGTTGATCGAAGTGTCGTTGATGAAGGACATCAGTTGATGCCCGCGGTGCTTGGGTGAACTCATTGGTGGTGCTGTTGCTTAAACGATGTCGTAGACGATGATCCAGTTGATGACCGACTCCTCGATGAAGACGGAGAAGCCACCGGGAATGCGGACCCCCTCGGGTCCGAATGTGAAGCACCCGCCCGGAGCGTTCGCGATATTGATCCGCATGAAAGTCTCGGATGCGTCCGGGCTGTTGATCTCTATGTAGCCGCCGTCCTCGCCAATGCCCGCCTCTTCGGTTCCGATGATGCAATGGATGATTGCGGCACGTCCGCCAGCCAAGAAGACATCTGCCGAGCCGCCTATGTTACGGCCCCTGACGGGCGAAAACGTAACGTAGCCCGCGGACGGAACGGGGTGCACCGTGTTGTCGTTGTCGTCGTTGAGCATCCACATTAGCTCGTGGCCTCTTTCCTCGATTCCGTTCATCGCATGTAGTTGGGTAGAAAGTTAGAGGTCCAGTTTGGCTTCTGCCGTGGCTCGCCGGTTGCCCTGCGGATCCAGTCGTCTAGGTCGTCGTCCTGCGCCTCGCTCGCGGCCTCGTCTGCAGACTTGGCTAGGTGCTCGACCCAGTACGCACCGGCCATGGAGAGCACCTCCACGCGGTCGTCATGCAAGAGGCAACCGGGCATCGTGGTGAGGCGCGAGAGCTGGTAAGCCAGTCGGTACTGCATTGCAGCCTCCGGGCCCATGCCGCCTCGCTCCGCGGCGTCCCTGCGCATCGCGTTGATGTCGATGACCATTCGGTGCTGATTGAACAGCGGCGTCAGGGTGTCCACGATCCGGCGCTCCTTGTTCCCGTGGGAACGCTTGGACGTGACCAGGCATGGGTACTTCACGGCGCGTAGGTGGGGTTTCAGCAGCGACTCAAACATGCCATCGCCGAAATTGGTCTCCACCTGGATCGCGTTGACACTCTGGAATTTGGCGATCTCCGCGATTGCTCGTAGCGTGGGATCTCCGAAGCCGTCGAGGAACCCGCCAAAGTCGGGAACGAATACGGTGGCGTTGAGCATCTTCGAAACGGCGTAGGCTGTCTCATCCTTGCCCTTGCCCGATGGATCAATGACCAGGACGGATCCGCTGTACTCTGACATCTCGGTCTTGCCAGCTACCTTGATCGGTCGGTGCATCCTGTCGCCGTCGAGACCGAAGAGCGGGATGTCTTCGATCGGGTCGTCTGTTCCCCAGATCACGCGGTTTGGCGCAACCTCGGGGTGTAGGTCCGTGAAGATCAGATCGGACAGGCGGAGCGGGTGCGCCTCCTTGTCTCCAAGCGTCGTGTCGAGGAGGTACTGGCGCCCGAAGTGTGCGGGGGTGGACTTCGCCTCGCGCTTCTGCAGCGCCTCCTCGTCGAATCGCTGCGGGTCTGTGGGCGCTCCCGTGCTCGGGTGCTTGGGGTGTGCGGCAAGGCTGGGGTCTTCCTCGAGTCTACGCCGGATCGTGGGGGCGAGCGTGTCGCCTAGCTTCTCTGCGCGTTCAAGGCTCGGGTAGCGAGCTGGTATCAGCATCACCTTCCATTCGCCGTTGTTCCGAATCCAGTTGTAGAGCGTGTCCTCAAAGTGCGGCGTTCCAAGGCAAACGATCTGCCCGCCCTCGGGGGGGAGCAAGTCACTCACGCCCGTTACGGCGACCTTGAGCTTGTCGCGCATTCCAACGGTGCCCGCGGTCTTCGGGATCTCAACGTCGTCGAGGTAGCCCCGGTTCACACGTGACCCGGTTGTCTGTCCGAAGATCCCGGCTGATTTGAAGCTCGGCTCCTTGGCTACCTTCTTGTGCCCAACGTCGAAGCGGACGTTTGATGTGAACCCCTCTCCTGCGGGCATGAGGCACTGATAGAACGGGATCTCTGCGATCAACCGTTTCGCGAAGGTGGAGATTTCGTCCGCGAAGTCCTTACCCGCTGAGGCAAAGATTGTGTGTAGGTCGGTGTATCCAACATCGTCGAGTCGGATCCGCTGCTCGTGTACCGAGTGGGAGGTTGCAACAAGCGACTTCCCGATGCCTCGATAACCCTGCAGCATCTTCTGCGGGTGAGGCGTCTGGAGGAAGTCCGCCATGTCGTACTGAAGCGGAGTCGGCTCTGGGAGACCCAAGTGGTCGAAGATCTCCCAGAGCGCATTACGGAAGTCCCGGAGTTCTACCGGGAGCTTCGGAATCTTAGCCAAGTCGCTCCACGATGACTTCGCTCGACACCCCTATAACAAGCGATGCAGTCTGGCCGGTAGCTGCGTCGAGTGCCTGGCAGTAGTAGATGATGTTGTCCTCGTCGGTGAGTTCGATTAGCACCGTCTTGTTGACAGGGACGGTGAACCCCGTGCTCGCTGCCGGGAGTGAGACGTTGATGCTTGAACTCTTGTAGAACGCCACGGCCGTAGCCTCGTCATCCGTGATTCCGAAGCGGTAGTCCATTGCTGCTGATGCGTGATCGTTACTCACGGTCACAGCTAGGGTGATCTTGTACTTGCCCCGCTTGAGCGACATCGTATTGACGGTGCCGCTTGTTGCGAGGGACGCAAAGTCCTGCTCGTCGTCGTTCTCGGTTGGGCCAGTCATCACGCATCGCGTGTCGGTCTGCTCGTACCATGTCGACGTGTTGTCGAACGGGATGGCCGTGGTGCCAAGCGCAAAGATAACCACGTCCCTTGATATCTCTTCAAGGAGGTCGAGGCGGTTCCTTGCGGACGTGCGTTCGCGCTGTCGCGTAGTTTTGAAATCAGTCATTGGTTCCTTCTTGGTTTCCGAAATCCTCAGCTTCCGCTGTAGGCCCGGCGAATGGGTACTTCTTCTTCAGATGGTTGGTGGGACTGTCTCCGGTCTTCAGGTCGATAATCCCTTGGTCCCGTAGGAATTGCCGAATCGTGTTGTGTTGCGCTGCTGTCAACGGCACTTCTTTGCGGTTCGCGAGCAGATCGTGGAAGTCCTCTGCAAGCATGTCCATGATCGCTTGGCCGCGACCCGTGTAGTAGTCGAGTCGCCCCTGGAGGTCGGCTATCTCGGCCTTCAGCCTGGCGATTTCCCCGGTCATTCGACCAGTGTGCAAACGAGGGTCGTCGGCGTGTTCTCAACCGCTGTGACTTCCGCCCGCATCTCGGGCATGATCCGAACGGATAGGAGCGCGGCGTCGTTTTCGTCCATGTCGGTCTCGTCGAACACTCCGAGAATCGCCCAGTTCATGCTGGGGGTAGCGCGGCCTTGGATCTCCATCTTGAAGCCCTCGGTCGCTGAGTCCGTCATATCGCACTGGACCGTTCCCATGCGCCCGCCCGTCTCCTGGAATTGGAAGGTCGTCCCAACGCCCACGATGAGCGCGTTGTAAAGGACAGTGGTTTTGCCTGTGGTTGCCATTTGGTTGTTGGTGTTAGAGGTTTACCCCAAGAATGCTGATTCCCTGGCGCCGTGCTTTCTTCTGTCGATCGCGCTCGCCCAGCTCCGCCCCGAGTTCGGGGTATTCGCTCAAGGTCTGCTCGAATGCCTCGTCCCTGAATGCCGCCATGGCGTTCAAGATCAGTTGCACCCGTGGAGAGGGGCCGCCTATTCCGGCTTCCGGCGATAGGCGCTTGTAAGCAGAGCTTCGAATGAGGGATCCGAGCTCCTGTCGCAACGACTTGCCATTGACCTTCACCTTGCCGTGCAACTCACTCCAACGATCGTGTGCAGATTGCCCGCGTTCGGATAGCACCTGGCGTAGGTCGACCCCCAGCAGCTTTGCGCGGGGCGGCGAGAAGCCGTGCTTCAGGTTGGCTAGTTCTGTGCGGATCGCGTCGTCCTTCACCTCGCGATAGGCGATCGGAACGATCATGGAATAGAACCCTCCAACGGCTCCGCCCATCTCTTTCGAGAATACGGCGCTGGATCGGTCGATGGTCTCTCCAAGCATGTTGCGGCGGGCTGGGATGTTCGCATCCAATCCAGGCACAAGCCCCCGGAGCTCCTTAATCATGTTGTAGGTGTCGATCCCGGTCTGGTCGCCCAAGTACTCGACAGCCTCCTGCAGCCCTTTAGGGATAACGGCGCCCGCGTACTTCTCGATCACCCGGTCCATGTTGCGCTCTGGGTCGCTCATGGCTCCAATCACCTCGCCGATGCCGGATAGGTAGCTGCGACTGGTGACGTTGTTTGCCATCGACGTTAGAAGCGCCTGCGTTACAGAGTGCCCCATCTCGTCGTTGTCGTCGCCCTGCATCCTGAGCGTGTCGAACAGGTCTGCAGCCAGCCCCAGGTAGGTTCCAAACGGGTCCATGCGCAAGTACTGAACGTAGCCGTTCTTCGTCTTCAGGGAGTAGGGCATCCAGCCCTCGTCTTCCATCGCTTTGCGTTGGTTCGGATCGGACGGGCCTGCTCCTGTGAGGTCCCCTGCGGCTGCCATCATGCCAGACCAGCCAAGCATCCCCATTCCGCCTGCGATGCGGCCCACGGCCTCGGCCTTCGCCCTGTCATCGCCCTGGGTCATCTGCTGCAGGAAGCGCGAGCGCGTGTTCTCAAGCCCTGCGAACTTGGGATCGAACTTCTTCGCCCAGTGGTAGCGGGCAACTGAGATCAGGTCGATGCGCTGGCCTACGAATTTGGCAGCGTTGACGCCCGTTCGATAGAAGGGCACCACGAAGCGCATGATCGGGAGCCGATCTATCGTCTGCTGGACGATCCGTGACGCACTTCCGTTGGGCAGTTCCGCCTGGAGGGTCACCTCCCGCGCCGTCTCGTAGGCGCGATTCAGGTTGTCGGTCACTCCCGGGGTGAAGTGGCTCATGTAGTTCTCTTCGACGAACCTCTCACGCGCTACCCGGTCTGTGATCCCCTGTGCCTCTGCTGCCTTGATCCCCGCCATCCGTGCACGGTTCTCGGTCTGGATCTGTCCATCGACTACCAGCTTCTTCAACCGGTTGTTGGCGAAGTCCACTGCGCCGGAATGGGTCAGTCCCTGGTCTAGAGCGTCAACCATGGCGTTTGCCTTGATGACCGATCGCACGGCGACGTTCTTGGAGAACTCGTCTGCGGCGAGCATGGCCCGTGAGGGTAGCCCGATGACGTTCCCCATGGCGTTCGCGGCTGTCCCTGACCACTCCCCGGGCACGCTGCCCAGGGCGCCGGCCTTCAGGAAGTTCTGCTTGGCGAATTTGTCGTCTCGGAAACCGCCCGAGGGATCAATCGTAGACTTGCCCGTATTGAACGTCCGCCAAGCCATTACGGCGGAGTCTTGGAATACGCTCGTCAGGGACAGGAGTTCGTGCATTGATTCCCGAACCACACGCATGTTCCCGCGCATCGCGCCTCCAAGCATGTTTTCGAGCGGTTTCCACACGGTCCCCAGCATCGCAGACATTGGCTGGACGGCAATCGTGCTTGGTCGGCTGAGGATCGAATTCAGGTAGTACTCGAAGGTCAAGCGGAACACCTGGCGCCCTGCGGTCATGCGGTGCAGGTCCAGAGCGCCCGCGGCGTCGGCGAGCGTCCCGTCCTCGGCGTAGGCCAGGGCCATCTTCTTCATCAGAGCCCGGAAATCCTCGTCTCCGGTGTCGAGCATCTGGCGAATGACCTTGTTCTGCAGACGGGCCATGTCCCCACCCTGCTCGATTACGATTTGGGTCGCCTGTAGCGCCCTTCCCTCTTCGCTCTTCAGCTTCTTCAAGCCGGATTCGAGCTGCTTCAGAATGTCCTTGCTCTCTAGGAGCTGCTCGACGCCTTCGAGGTCCCCACTCAGGATCTTGCGGAGCGCCTCCGTGTTCTCTCTGGCGAGCCCGAGGAACACTCCCTCGATGCCCACCTGAAGCTCGCCGGCTATGCGAACGTTCGTCGCTGCTGTGTTCAGCGCGGTAAGGTAGTTTTGTACGGTCTCGTCGGTTGTGCGCCCCATTAGCGCGTGCGTTCGCTCGTTTGCCCTAGCGGTTGTCTGCTCGTTGCTTATCGCCTGCTGGGCCTCGGTGAGCGTTCCAGCCTCGGGTGCATCCGGGCGCACGGTCGCGGCTTCCTCGTCGGCCCACTTCTGCACGAGCTCGCGCACGTTGATCTCGGAGCGGTTCGGGCCCGCCATCTTGGCGAAGATGCTCCCCTGCACCTCGTTACCCCTTGAGACTGACCCAGGGAGCGGCGGGTCCTCGGCGGTAGCGGCGACTTCTGCGGCTGTGGGCTCGACGCTCTTGGCTATTTGAGCCTCCGTCATGTTCCATGTGGGCCCTTCATGCTCCATGAAGAACATATCGTCCGTGTGGTAGCCGAGCTCCAAGCCCTCCTTGTGCATGTCGAGCAGCTTTTGAAGGTCGGCAATCTCCGCTTCGGTGTACCCCCTGGATCGCGAGAACGCCTTCCAGTCCTTCTTGTTTAGCGCCTGCTCTTCCTTGGTTAGGCGGCGGTTGGGAGTCTTCTCTGCGGCCCGTACTTTGCGAGTCTGCTCAATGTAGCGAGCCTCAAACTCGGGGTTGTTCGGCGGCTCTGGCCGCGACTTATTGGGGTCAGGCGGATCAAAGGGCTCTTGCGCTAGGTATCGGGGCTCCCCGCCCTCTACGTCAATGACGCGCCCCTCTCCCAGCGTCGCGTGTGGGTCCCCGCTGACGGTTTTTACCGGCTTGGCCCCGGCCTGCTCTAGTGCCGTCTCTCTTTCGAAGAGCTCCCTTCCGTACTCCACTTCCTCGTAAAGCTCGTCGATGTCGTAGTCGGGCTGCTTGGCGATTGCGTCAATCTTCGCCTGCTGTTCCCTCCCCAGCTCTTGGATGTGTAAGAGCTCCGCGTTTAACTCTTCCTGCCGCGCTCCGTCGATGCGTTGGACGCCCTCCCTGTCGGCCTCCCTTAGATCCGCCATCTCATCAGCTAGTCGCTGGTCTGCCGGGTCTTTGTAGTAGCTGCCTGGTCGGTTATCTATCAGGTCCTGGATCGCTTTTTCGTTCCTTGTGGTCAGTCGCGCTAGCTCTTTCTCAGTCTCCTCGACGCGCTTTCGTGTGGCCTCTGTGGGGTTGAGTTCGTGAGCCTCCTTCGCCTCTGCTGCGTCTGCTTTTCCGGCGGCCAACTCTGCCATCTCCCTCTTGGACTGGGTGAGTCTTGGCGAATCGACTGGCCTGCCGGTTTCGTCCATGACCATCGCGCCGCTCTCGTCAAACACGGGAAAGTCTTGCCTAGCGGGATTCCGAAGCTCCTCAGCATCCCGCATTCCATCCTTGAGCCTGCCTGGGTCGACTGCCTCGACTTGCGCGTTCTTCAGCTTCTCCGGCGTGGTGTCGAGCTTCCTGCCCTTTCGGATGGCGTGGAGGCCCCGCATGGACTCCATGAGGACCCCGATTGCGGCTCCCATGCCGAAGCCCTCTAGGACGTTCTTGATCCTCGCCTCGACTTGCGAATCCTCCTCATCGGTCGCCAGAAACTCCGTCAACGGGTTTTCGAGCTGCGGAATGGACTCGATCAGTGCCGAGAAGTTCTTTTCGTGCCCGTCGAACGCTAGGAAGTCCGCAACGCCACCCGCTACGGACCCCTCTAGGGCCTTCAGGGTGAATACGCCCCCCTTAGTGGAGCCAAGGGCCGCGGCCAGCTTGGCGGCGGTAGCCGTTTTGCCCAGCAGGCTCGCGACCCCCGCCCCAGGAACGAATCCGGCCCCGAACTGGACCAGGCTTTCCAATGCTCCGCCGATCACGGTGTCGGAGCGTCCGAAGATCCGATCGTCGCTCAGATCCAAGCCAGGAATCAGGCTGCCGATGGAGCGGGTGAAGCCCTCGACGCCTCGCGGGATCGAAAGGGCCAGATCGTCGAAGTCCAGGAGTGCGCTTTCGCCGTCTACGTCGAAGTCCTCGGGCCCCGTGTCGATTCTGCCGACTTGCGCCTGCTGCTGATCGAATGCGTCCCGGTCCCGATCAAGGTCGCCCAAGAAGCTATCAACGGTTGGGTCAGGCATTTCTACTTCTTCTTCTGGTACTTGAGGAATCGGAGATCTGAGCGGTCACGGAATGCCTTGTCGGCTGCTGGCATATCTTCAGTGTCCAATTCCAGCACCTTGTAGAAGGCTTCCTTTTGGGCGTCTGGCGTGTTCTTGATCCACTCGCGCACCCCCTCGGGCGTCCGGTGTGCAAGCGTGAGCGTTGGGTGGAGCTTGGGGAGCTTCACCTTCTTCTCATAGAAGACGCGCGTATCTAGCTCTTGCTGGAACCCCGTCGAGAGCTCTTCCTGGCGAACGATCGTGAAGCCAGCCTCCTCTAGCTGTGGCCCCTTGATTCGCCTTGCGGCGGGCCCAAGGTTTGTGAGGGCCACCCGCAGCGTGCCCTCGCCGGCTGTGATCTCCTCCGTGGAGAAGCCGCCAGCCATTGCCGTAGAGATCGCCCAACGCTTGATCGTGCCGTCCGGGATGGTCCTGTGACCCTCTGGGATGCGGTTCAGCTCGTGGAGGGCAATGCTCTGCAGGGTGCCGTCGAACACCTCATCGTTCGATGGGTTGTTGAAGAAGAAGTACGGATCCCGCGGTGCGTCGATTGCGGGCGCCAGGTCCGGGAAGGTCTCGGCGACGGCGCTCGAAATCGAGCTCTTCTCCGCGGCTTTCGACTCCGCCAGTGCGGTAGTGAGTCGTTCCGCTGCGCCTGGCTCACCCTCTCGGTTGACCCGAATGTTTCGCTTCTGCTCGTCTGATAGGTGCACCTCCTTGAGTTCCTCGTAGACCCTTCGGGATGCCTTGGCGATCCTTTGAGCGTGCTCTTCCGGGGGGAACAAGGTGATCGTCCCGCGGTGCTCCTCGCTCATCTGTGCGATGAAGTCGAGCTCCAATTCTGATGCGATCCGGCGAGCCTCGGAGGGCTTCTCGCCCTGCTCCGTCATCAGACCAATCATGTCGCTCCGAATTGCCCCAAATACCCGCTGGTAGGACAGATTATTGCGTAGTGCGCCGTCGATGTTGCCCGCGAGTAGATCTCGCTTGTCCTTCGCTTCGGAGTACTCCCCTTCGCTGACACTGGCTCGCAGGATTTCCAGAGTTTCGTCGAGCCCCACGATGTCGCGCTTCCGGGCGCGTTCCGTGACTGCCCTTCGGATGTCGGCAACCGCACGCTCCCTGCGCTGGAACTCCCCGCGTAGGTTGGTGAACAGGGTCCGCATTTCGGGTGTGCTGGTCCAGCCCTCAAGGTTCCCTTCTCGCTTGGCCTTGAGATAGAACGCCTTGATCTCGGCTTGGGCGTCCTTCTGTAGGAACGTCATTTCGATCAAGGATCCATCGGAGTGCCCATCGGGCAGTGCGTCCTTCGACACCACATTCCGAAGGTAGTCGGCTAGTCCGTCCTGTGAGATCTCATTCCATGCGCGTGACCCCTCGCCGTTCTTCCAGGTCACAAAGTCCCCGGGGGAAAGCACGGATCGGGCGTAGTCCTCTACGACCTCTGGATCCTCTCCCGCGGCGTCCATGTCATCCAGGATGGAAAAAAAGTGCTGCGTGTTGCCCGTCGCCGAGTTCTCGATCGTCGTTCGGTATGCCTCTAGGTCGCGATCGGACGGCTTCGCCTTGTCCGCGTCCTGCAGCGCCTGGTTGTAGTCCTCGTCCTGCTCCAACCTGCCGGTCACGAGTTCGAATAGCTTGTCCGGTGTGGCGTTCGGGAATTCCCGCTGCACGACCGCAAGAGTCTCGATGACAGCCGTATCCCGGATCTTGGGGAAGTTCCTGCGTGCCGCTGAGGTTCGGTAGTCCTTCTGTTCTTCCGCCTGACGCGCTTTGGCTAGGAGCTGGTGCGCGAGCTTGGATGACTCCCGGTTGTCGGTGCCGAGTGTGTCGCCCGTCGCCATAGGGATGTGCATCGCCCGTGAGAAGACCCGGACGACCCCCTCGGGGTCCTCGTCCACGTTCATGTCGAAGTAGTCCTGGAGCGCCCCTACTAGAATCTCGTTCGTGTCGAGTACTCCCTCTTCGTCTCGCATCCGCTCAAGGCCGGCGACGATCGAATCGCGCACCTCCGCTGCGTTCGTGTCTTGGTGCACGAGATCTCCAACGCTTCGGAACGACGCACCCTCGCGGCTCCATCCGTTGAGCACCTCTGACTTGCGGTTGTTGAAGTCCCGTCGCTTCATACCCGCTGCCTGAGCTCCCTCGACTGAGGCGAAGAAGCTAGCTTCGGTGGACCGTTTGATCCGGGCGATCTCCTGGAGCGCGATGTGGCTGCCAGCGATCACGGGGTCCTGGCTCGCCTCTGCAAAGATCTCATCGAACGCGGCGCTCGCGGCTCCCGACTGGTCGGGTAGCAGGTTGCCCTCTTCATCCTCGACGCGCTTGAATCGGTCCACCTGGGCCATAATCTCGGCGGCGGCCTTCGTTCCTGCGCGGCTGGCCTCGGCTCTGCGAACTCCGATCACGTAGGACGGGTCAACGTCGGCGGGGATCACTCCGTCGTTGCGCAACTTCAAGAGTGCGCGGCGGTGCGCGTTGGCGATCTCGGTCGGGTCTGTGAGTCCTTGTGCTGCGCGGTTGAACTCCTCGTTCATCTTCTCCGCGATCGTCGGGTCGAGCTCGCCAGCGGCGGTCCCTTTTCGAATTCCCGCCTCGTGGTTCTGTAGCTCGATCTTCTGCCCCTCCTGTAGCCCGGCGATGATGTCTCGCCCCGCGGCCTGGAAGTTTCCCGCGTCCGGGCTCTGAGCTGGTGCGCTCTGCGCGGTGCTCACAAACCCGTCGATAGCGCGAATCGAACTGCCCCTTTGCGTCGGCAACTTCAGGTCTTCAAGGCTGAATCGCTTCTTGGGCATGTCTAGATTATCGCTCCGCCGTAGTTAGGTTGAGAGTAGTTGTTTGGCGCGGACGACGTTGTAGTGACGGCTGGGGCCGAAACGGGCGCGGCATCACTTGGTTTTGCGGCAGCTTTTCCAGCCATGTAGGCCGAGAATCCCGCTGCGCTGACGCGCAACACGGACCCGAGAAGGTTGGGAGCCAGAATCGGCGCACGCTCAGCCGCCAGTGCTCGCCCATAGGCTTGCTCCGCGGTGGCCGAGAACTCTACTTGGTCCTGGAAGTCGCCGAATTCCTGACCGCGCTCTACCTGTGACTTGCCGATGATCTCCTGCGAGGCAATGCTCGCGAGCACCGCGCCAACAGAGGCGCCGGCGCCCTCTAGTCGCGTGAGTCCCGATGCCTTGATGGCTTGCCGGGAAATGTCCTGCACCTCTGCCGACGCCTGCTCGCGCAACTGCACTCGACGTCCGATGACGGCTTTGTTCTTGAGCTCGGCTGCCCTGTTTGCAGACGCACGCACCTTTGCCGCCTGTTGCGCGTTGAAGGTGTTGGTGTCTTTGATCTGAGCCTTCTGCTCGTTGATCTGATACCAAGTCGAGGCAGCCATCATGATGCCCATGCTGATCGGCTCACACATTGCTATCCCCCGGTGCCTTCCAAACGAACTCCATGAACGGGCGTTTCTCCACCCCATGCTCCACGTGGAACACTGTAAAGGTGAAGCCCATCTTGTCGATCCATCGAACGTGGATCTCGTTCCTCTCGTCTACGACGTTGGTGAGGATGTCAAACTCCTGCTGAATTGCTTTCAGCCAGTACTTCGTGAGTCGTGCGAATGCCCGCGGGTCTTCCGTCGCTGCGTCTGATCCTAGGAACCAAATCACGCCGATGCGCTCCGCGATCTCGTTCACGCCGAACATTGCAAGGGGGGTGTCTCCCCTCCACGCCGTAAAGCAGAGAGAGGAGACTGCGAAGGCTCGTTCAAGTGCCTCCAACGGAGTTGACCCGGACGACGCCCGCACTTCTTCAATGTCTGCCTGGCGCATGAGGGGCGCGAGCTGGCCCGCGTCCGCCGCTTGCGATCCTGCGATCTCGATCACAGCGATGCGCGGTAGGGGCTGAGGTCCCCATTCCACACAAGGCCGGTGAACCGAGAGGGCAGTGCAGAGTCGTTTGAAATGACGACGACCAAGCCCTCTGCGGGCGAGTTGATGCCGACGATCTTCGCCTCGTTGCTTACCGTTGCCGTTTCCAGCGGGTCGGTAACCGCTGCTTCAAACTCGTGTGAGAAGCTCTCATCCATTCCCGCGGGCGTGATGGTGACTAGGAAGCCGCCAGTTCCCGCGGTCTTGATCTCTAGGTTGTGGGGCGTGTAGTGCCCTGAACGCGGAACCGGGCCCGTGGGGCCTTCTCGCTGGGGGATGGGGTCCGAGAGCGTTATGCTCTGTGTGTACCGCTGTCCGAGCCACATCTCGGTGGACGCGTGGTCTCCATCTAAGACGATGGTGTTCGTGCCGATCGAATTGATCGTGAGCTCGACGCCTTCGATCGTGGCTACAACGTGATCCGCGGCTGTGAGGGCCGAGTCCAGGTCATAGGGCATCGTGACTGTCGTTTCCCCCGCCAAGAGTACCCTTGACAGGCCCGTCTCTCGCACGCGCCTGTCGATCATCACCTGGAAGCCCAGCCCGGTGTCGGTGAGCCCGTCACCAATGTTGATGGTCTCAAGGTGCAAGGCGCCCTCGCGCTCGATCAGCAGGATCCCGTTACCTTCAACGAAATCCACGTGCCGCACATTGGCCGAATCACCGAAGGTCCACTTGCCCCAGGCTGACTGCACCCTCTGGTCGCCGTTCCAGTCGTACTTGTAGACAAAGAGCGTGTTGTCCGCGCTTGCCTTGAAGAACGCAATCCGCTCCTTGGGGTAGGCCGCCGTAAGGTTGATCTCGCCCAGCATGTACTTGGGGACGTTCATCGCGATCTCTTCAGCCGTGAACGCGCCCTCCGCTGTGCGGAAGAAATCCATTGCCGCTGCGTACTCGGCGCCGAAGGTCGGGAAGATTAGCGACTTGCCGGAGGATACGGGCTCTACGTCCGAAACCCTGAAGCCTGCAATCCTGACTAGGAGCGCCGTTGACGGCGTGATCGGCGAGCCACTCAAGACGAATTGAGCCTGACTCGAGGATAGGACTAGCTGCTCGTCGAGCTCCGCGCTTGACTGCAGCGTTGCCAGCTTTGCTTCGTTTACTGCGATGTCGATTCGGTCGGAGTCGGGAACCGCGATCGTGGTGGTCGCCCACATATTGAAGTAGACGCCCGCCTCGGACATCACCAAGTTCTGATCCGACACGAAGCCTAGGCGGTTCGCGTAGAACATCATCGCGGCGATCGTGCGGTTCGCAAACGACGGGGGCTTGTTGGTGATGGTGTTTCCAGCCCCCCTTGCGATCCAGTCCACGCCCAGGAAGGTGAAGTATTTTTCGTATGCCGTTCCCGTGACCGTCCCCGCATCGTCGTCTTCGACAAGCGTTAATTGGCGGGGCATCGAAGCTGGATCGAAGAACGACGCTTTGGCCCAATCGGGCGACTCGATCCAAGTGCCCTTGCCTACCGGCTCGTCCTCCTCCGTGCTGAAGGTGACGTATAGGTCCTCGATCTCTGTTGTCGGATCCGAGGAGACCCGGATCGTGTAGCCGTCGCGGAAGTACACGGGAAGGTCAGTCATTGCCCTAACTTCGTGCTGGAATCCTCCGAGCAGGTTGTCCCCGCCACCGTCCTCGACCGAGAGGCTCGTGATCGGTGACGTGGAGCGAATCTCTACAACCGATCCCAAGCGTACCGAGGTGTCGAGCGAGGCGTCCGCGGATATCACCGCGCCCTTGATTTCCTCAGCGATGGCTACCGTGTCGGTTGCGCCCGCTAATGTTGTCGTGGTCCCGGTGAAGGTGCCCTCGCCGTTGGTCAGCTCCCAGGTGTAAGGGGTGAGGCTTACGCCCTGCTGCACAAACAGGTACATCACATCGACGGCGTAGCCTCCATAGGAAAGCAAAATGTCTGGCGTGACCCAGTGGTCCGTGATCTCGGTGTATGACTTCACCGTGATTGTGGATCCGGCTGCCGTGCTGGTCGAAAGCGACTCGTGGGCGACAATGAGCGCCAGTAGTTGGTCCCGAATCTCTGTCTCTGTTGCCGTTCCATCTGACGCGTAGGTCCCCGTGTGGGTGCCTTCCGTGTTGGTGATGGAGTAGTCGTAATCGGTCGAGTTGTTTACCGTTTGAATTTCAATCAGCAGCGTGTCTTCAACTGTTTCCGTGTTCACCGCCATGATGATCGGCGTGACGGTTGCGGCGCTCACCTCTGAGTGCGAAACGACCGTGATTCGGGAGCCCTCCGCCGTTGCGCTGAAGCTGGAGTGGCTGGCCTGGATATCCGAAGCTATATCCGCGGCGATGTCTTCTCGGCTGTCGTGGCCGATGATGACGTTGTATGTCCCGCCGTCCGAGTCGTTGCGCTGCTCCTGGTAGCCGGAGGTTACCGTGGTTCCCTGCGGCCCGCTCGTCCCGTTCTCTAGCGCCCACGTGTACGCGGTGCTCAGCTTGTAGAGGTTGATGTCGATCGTGATAACCGATTTGACCTCATCCTTTAGGCCGGTCATCCACTGGGAGCGGCTCTCGATTGCTGGCGCGATTACTCGCGTCTTCCATGCCGTGTTGAGTATGAGCTCCGTGTCGGCGATGGTCAGGAACTTGAACGGCCCGAATGCCTGCTCGATGTCTGGAGCCTGCGTCAGGAGCGCGTCGTCGTCGAAGTGCAGCGCGGCGCCCCAGAAGTAGTCCTGGTCGCCCCCTGTGCCCTTCGTGAGGATCTGGACGAACTGAATCTTGTAACCCTCTCGCGGCCCCTCTGTGGTGTCTAGGGGAGCGTCTTCGGAGTCGAGGATGTACGTCGCCCTCCACCAATCTGTGCCGGGTACGTTCTCCACGCTGCCCGTGCCGCTCGCGTCTGCGTAGGTTGGGTGCAGCTCAAGGTCGTTGCCGTTCCACTGAAAGCGCATCGCATAGGAAGTGAGCTTGGTCGTGTCGCGAATCGACAGCGCGAAGGAATCTAGCCCGTCGTTCTTCTTGGCGTAGATCGAGACGCACGTGGTCCGCTTGCCAAAGTAGGTGCTGACGTATTGCGTAAGGATCCCCGGTTCGGCGCTGAGTGGGCCCAGAAGCACCGCCGTCCCCGTCCCTAGCGGGCCCACCTCGGCGCTGGCGGTCGATACCATCTCGTCGGTTGCATCTTCTGTGAACCATTGGCCGGCGAGCCCCGGATTTTCCCAGTCGCTGAGGTAGTTGTTAGGCGCGTTGCCTGCGTAGGCGGAGTCCTCGACGATCGCATAGTCGCTGTTCGAACCAATGACCGTGAGCTCCGTCCCGTCCATATCGAACACTCGGATGCCGACCGACTCACCACTGGGGGGCGTGTCGCTCAACACTACGATGTAGTCCTCGCCGTCGCGCTCGATTACGTGGTACGCGGCATTGTCGGGGATCCCGGTGATGAGCGTCGCCTCGTGCGCGGTGGGCGGCCTTTTGGTCGCGCCGTCGACAAGCGAGAGCATGGTGTTCTCGGCCTCGGTGACTTGTCCTGGAAACCGCAACCCCGGGGGCTGTTGGGAAACTCCGCCAGTGAGGGACGGAACGATCTTCGGGATCTCGCTCATCTGTAGTATTCGACCCAGGACATATCAGGATTGCGGAAGGCGTTGAAGCGTGTGAGCCGTGCCTCCTCCTGCATGAACGCTGCTCGCGCTCGTACCTCGCCCTCTTGGGCGAGCTGTGAGTCCTTGCCCCTGCTGTTCATGTAGAACTGCCGCGCCGCCTTTGCTGTGATGAATGCGACGGCGTACTGGGGCAAGTCAGCAAAGTCGATCTTGTAGACGATGTTCAGAGTGACTGCTGCTGTGAAGCCTGTCGTCAGTCCCGTGCTGTGGTTGAAGACGAGCCCCGATCGAATCGAGTAGTCCTCTGTCTTGGGCGCGATGTTCCCGGGCTTGTCGCTGCCGCTCGACTGGCTGATGCTGAAGATGTCAGAGCCTAGCGGGATGGTGCCACCGGCCTCGTCCTTGCTCTCGTTGTACGTGGTGTTGAAGTGCCAGCCCTCTTGCTGGACCTCGCGGTCCACTTCGTCGAGCACCTGCTCCGCGGTGATGAGCTCTGCCCGCGTTGGAGAGGTGAGAGTGGTCGCCCGCATGTATCCCGTCACGGCCAACATCTTGTTGACTGATTCAAGCTTCGTTGCGACAGCGGCCATTCGTTACTCCGTGTGTGTGAGAAAAAGAGGCCCCCTACCAAGCGGTAGAGGGCCTGTGGATTAGATAGCGAGCGTGCGAACGGAGCCGCAATCGGACTCTCGCAAGACTCCGGCGCCGAAGATCTTGGAAGCGTCGAACCAAGTACCCTTGTCCTTGCGCTCGTACTCCGATTCGATCATCACTCCGCCGATCTGGACAGCGCCCAGGGCTCGCGGGGTGCCGAACACGCCGACGCAATCCGCAGCATCGACTCGGTAGTCGTTCTGCAAACCGTTGTCGCCGTAGTCCGGTGCGTCATCGGACGAGGTGTCCGTCGAGGGAACCAGGGTGCTTTCGAGGATGTCCATTCCGTACATCCGACCGATTTCGCCTTCCCGTAGGGAGCCGTTTCTGCCGTTGTTGATGTCCATGGAGTGGAAGTCCGTGCGCTCTGCCAGCATTTGGTACTGGGTGGGAGGCACGATACAGAAGCGCCCGGCCTTCGGAACTCGGTTGTTGTTCCAGTAGAGCGCCTGCTCCTTGATGGCTTCAACCAAGTCGGCACCGTTGGTGCCTGCATTGGGGTAAACCATGTCGTTGCCGCCTGGCTGGTCCGCAACGGGTCCAGCGGTGGAGTCGCTGCCGATGACCAAGAGGCGCATCAGCTGGTCTTCGATCAACTCGGAGATTGCAGCGCCGAGCTCGTCGGCAATGGGACCCCGAACGTCGAAGTGGTTCACGAACTCTTCAAACTGGTCCGTGAACGCCTCAGCGACGATCGGACGGTCCAGGAAGATGATTCGCTCGCCGAGGGTGATCTCTCCCACGTAGGGAGCGTCACGAACCACTTGGGCTCGGACGTGGTGCGTAGCCGTGGTGCGGCCGATCGCCCCGAAGGTGTAGCTCTTGCCACCCTTGAGGGTCTTCTGTCGCACGCGGGGCATGAGAACCAAGTTGTGTCCGTAGGAGGTAGCGACCTCGCCTCCGAACTTCTTGAGGAATAGCGCGTCAAATCCTGAGGTGGCGCCGTCACCATTGTTTTCACCAAGATTGGTGATGCCTGAAATCGTGGTAACCATGGAGTGTTCTCCGTTTCTTCTCAGCCTTCAGTCAAACCTCGTCGCGATTGCCTAGCTGAGCTACCGTCCGGTTATCCCCCGTGGGGGGCCGCGAGCTACTCGGGCGTGCTGACTTGGTTGTTCTGGGAGAGCTCCCCGGTGACCCGGACTCTCCTAGCGTTTTTATTACGCAACTAGCTATGTGCGGCGTTTTTGTCCTGTGCAAGACATTCGTTTCCCGTGCGGTCGATTGGTCTACAAAGCGGCACGGGTGTATGGAGAGAGGGCGCCCCGGAGTCAAGCTCACGGTGCGCCCTCATGGGGGGGGTGTAGTCCCTTGTGCTAGAAGCCCGGGACCTTCTGATCCATGGACTTCTTCAGCCGGATGTTGAATTCGCGCTGGAAGGCTTCATCTCCGCTGCGGTACTCCTCGCTGGCCTGCACCTTCTGCATTTCAGCCATCGACTTGAAGGGCTTGATGGTCTCGCCTGCGGGGTCGTCGCCTGTGAGCTCCGGTGCCCATCCGCGACCGGTGGCTGACTTCCATTGAGCCTGCATCCCGTCGATCTTGACCTTGAGCGCGGCGTCCTGCCTGTTGCGCTTCGCCAGGTCCACCTCTGCTAGGAAGTTCGTTGCCTGCTCGCGCCCTAGGTTCTTCGCTGCCCAGGTCATCATCTGGTCGAACTGCTCAGAGCCCCCCACCATGTCGTGGACCTCGCGGGCGTTGAGCTGTGCGCGTGCCATGCGGCCGTCTCGAATCTCGTCGATGTAGGCGTCACTGATGTTGTGCGCCTTGCGCATCTCTGCGCGGGTCTCCGGTTTGAAGTCCCCACCGTCGAGCAGGTCGTTGCCCCAGCGTTCTAGATTCTCGTTGAAGATCGCATCCTGATCCGCGCCTTCAGGGATCTTGAGTTCCGGCACCGCCTCGGCTTCTGGCTCTGGTTCCTTGGTGCCGCCCTTCTCTAACTCGAGGTAGCTTTTCAGGAGCGCGTCCTGATTCACCGTCCCGTCTTCGTTCTGGAACTTCTCGGGGATCTCGATGGTCTCGGGCTCTTCGCCTCCGAGCTGCTCCTGGTCGGCCTCTAGCTCTCCGAGGAGTGAAGGGTTCTCGTTCGGTTCGCCGTCTGGCTCTTCAGCGACGGGGACCTCTGTTCGTTGTACTTGGGACATGGCTACCTATTCCTATCCGAGGGTTTCAACGGCGTTCTGTGCTAGGGGCCCAGCCGCCCCACCGACTGCTGGCGGCCCTAGCTTTTCCAGAAGCGCACGCTGTTGTGCTTGTTGATCTTGCTGCGCGATCTCTTCGTCTGAGAACCACATTCCCGTGGAGTCGACGCCTGTGGACGCTGCGAGCCTTGTGAGGATGTTCCCCGGCTTGATGCGTCGGGTGACGAGCTCTACGCCCAGGGTTTCTACGGCCACCGAGAGCATCGTTCGTAGGCGGTCCAGTTCTGCCGAGCGTCCCAGTCCCTCTAGGCCGGTGATGACCTTGGGGATCACGTCCTCTTCGGGAAGCTCTGGCAGCTTGTCGGCTTTCACCATGTCTGCCATGACCATTCGGGCCAAGGGCAACTGGAGCTGAGTCGTCATCAGGGAGTAGGTCCCCCCGTGAGTTGCTTCGATCTCCTGGGCCATGAACTGGATCTCGGCCTTGGTCACGCGCTCCGCGTCTCGCTGCACGGCCGTCGCCAGCAGGAAGACGCGATAGAGCTTCCGCTCGATGCTGTCGTGAAGGCTGGTCGCGAATGCGAAATCGCCGTTTTTGTTGAGCTGGAGCGCCTCGACATCCGATGCCAAGCCTGGAACGTAGGATCCCGTGCGAGCCCCCTGCAGATCCGAGACCTTCGTGAACCCGTTGGGGTTGACCAGAAACAGGATGTGCGAAGCGGCTGCCGATCCTAGAACGCCAGCGCGGCGGAGAGCCTCCAGCGAAACCAAGTCGCCCAGGTAGTGTTCGCCCAGCCCGTGCCCGTAGCTCTCGCCGTCTAGGTCGAACAGCGTCGGTGCGATGTAGGGGAGCTTGTCCTCCGTCACCGTGTCCTTGTTCGAAATCCGCTTGCCGACCTCCTCCCAGAGACGGTAGGTCCCGTCCGGTTGGCGGTGCGCTGCGGTGAATAGCTCTACGCTGTCCTTGCCCTTGGGGGCTGTGACGCCATCCGGGAGTGCTGAGCGGGTCATCACCTCCCGGGTAATGATCCAGAGGATTGTCCCTGAGCGGTCGCGCTTGATCCTGAAATGGGGCATCCCGAATCCGCGGGGCTTGCCGTTCTGCCATCGGATCAGGTAATTGCCGCCCACGATCAGGTGGCGGAAGCACGTGAAGAGCAACGGGCGGAGCGATTTCGACTCGATCTCCGCCTGGATCTCCTGCTCCATCACCGAAATTCTAGCGTTGAACTCCTCGACGACCTTCTCGGGGTCGGCGCCCTCCTCCTCTCCGAGCTCCCGAATCGTGGACGGCGATGCGACCAAGCGGAAGAACGGCCCAGACGGCGGGAATAGGGTCAGAACGAACTTCGATGCTAGGTTATTTACCCCCTCTGCACCGACACCCTGATAGGGCGTAGGGAGCTCTGTGGAGCCCGTGGCCCCGTCTGGCGGTATCAGGAAGGGGATCGTCAGTGACGAGACCTCCTGAGCCTTGGAGAGGTAGGGGCGCTGCGCCATCTGGAGCGTTCCCCATGCGATTGCTGCGGGGCCTTCGCTGTCGGAAACCTTCTTCGGCTCCATCTCGGCAACTGCGCTTTCGTTCATCTAGTTTGGATTGGTGAATCCCCGGCGAAGCTGCTGGACTCCCAAGCGAGCTGCCAATGTCTGCCGCTTGCGTAGCCCCTCAACCGGCTTGATCTCTTTCGCGGTCTCCTGGCGCTCAGACGGGGGCGCTGGGGTGACGGCCTTTAGCCTGTTTGCATGGTCCTCGGCGGTGCGCGTGTCCGGTCCTGAGCCACACATTCTACTTGGTGGTGTTGAGGAATGAGCTTCTGAGCTGCTGCACGCCCAATCGGGCGGCGAGTGTCTGTCGGGCCTTCTGTGCTGCGGGGGCCTCGATCTCAAAGGCGGTAGCTTCTCGTGCGGTGGGGCGGCTGAGGTTCTTTTTCCTCTGCTCCGCGAGAATAGCGTCGGATGTACCGACTTCAATCTCACCCGGTTTGGGTCCGCTTCCGCACATTGGATTTCTCCTGCTGGCTGTAGATGTCTTTGATGAATAGCACAACGTCCCGGCGCCCAAGGTATCGCTGGATCGGGCCAAGCCCCAGGTTGTCACCCGGGATCATTTCTGGGAATCGCCCCTCAAGGGCCCCGATCAGGTCGTCGTCGACATAGGGATCAGGCCCCGCTTCCTCCCGCTGCGGCATCTCTCGGTCGAGAAGGTTCTGCAGCGCAAGGGGGAGGGGCTCCTCTTCGTTACCTTTTGGGTCGGACATTTTTCGTCGCTATCTCCGTAAGTAGCACTTATCCAAGTAAGTTCTGTTGATAAGCCTGGCCTATTGATCGACCAGCTTTGACTCAATCTGGGTGAGCGGGGCGAGCCTGCCGCCTTTGATTTGCCCGCCCAGGTAGGCCCGTGCCCGCTTGGCCGACGTGGCGCTGCTGTAGCTGTGAAACCTGCCCTCCGAATTGCAAAGGAGGTCGCCGGCCTCGTTCACGAGTAGGAAGCCATGGTTCGATCGTTCCGGCTTTACGATCTGCAGCCTGTGGGCGCGTGCCTCTCCCAGGGTTTCGGACTGCTCGCGCCTGGTGACGGCTAGGCGTAGGGCTCTAAGGGTCCGATAGACGGCTCTGGAGTCGCTGATTGTGTAGTTCATTCGAAGAAGTGCTTTGATTGTAGGACGACGGACGGGTCGAGCCCCCTACGGGCGGGCGGTTCTGGGATGTCCGCGCCTCCCGCATAGTGGCTCACCTCGCGGTGGAAGGTCTCTAGTAGGTTTTCTTGGAACATCTCCGCGAAGGTCTCGCGAAGCGCCTGGGCCATGGTGACGGCATCCCCAGCGGGGCATCCGTAGCTATCATGCACCATGGCGAAGTCCCTCACCCCGCGGTCTGCGCACCTCCCCATGGTCAGCATCAGCGCGGCGGAATCCAGGGAGTGCACGAAATTGGGGGGTAGCCCGTCGCGCTGCTTGGCCTCTGAAGTCTGGTGCAGGGTCCGATTTGGGTGGACGGTCTTCGGCACGTCTGCAATGAAAACCCGCACGTGTACGGGCTTTTGCCTCGGGTAGTCCTGGGTGATGGGGAAGCCTGCCGGGTTCGTCCAGCGCACGGATTCGCAGGCATCGGCGACGGATCGAAGCCAGTCCATGCACGTCGATGCGGGCTCGATCAGCGCCTGCATCTCTGCCCACACGATCTCATTCAGGAAGTTTGCGGGCGCGAAGGTGGCGTGGCCCCATGGCCTCTCGCCGATAGCGAGCTGGTGCTGAAGCATCCAGTCGCGCAGGGAGCCCGCGGCCGAGTGCTTCTTGATGCCGTAGGGGCTTGGCATGACGATGCCCTTCGTGGCTTTCCTGGGCAGCCCATCGGGCAGGAACTCCCGCCACTTGCGAGCCTGATCGCTGGGATCGCGCAGCACCCTCTCCCAGGCCTTGTCCGCGACCTTCTGGTATAGATCCTGCTTGGGCCCCGGTAGCACGTTCGTCTCGCGGGCGAGCGCCTCGTCCCCCATGAGCAAGGCGTAGATCTGGAGCCCGTTGTTCGACCCGTCCGCGCAGACAGGAACCCGGATCGGGTGGCCCTCCTCCTCTCTCCACGCCCAAGCGTCGAGCGCCCACGCGAGGAACTGCCACGGCTTGTCCGCTTTCGTCCAAGCTAGGCAACTGAGGGGGTCCTCCCCCACGGCTTCGATCAGACCGTCCGGGATCGGGCCCTTGTAGAGGCTGGCGCCGTACTCTTCGAATCGCTCTGCCTCTGGTGAACCGTGCTCGACCCGGGAGGATCGGGCGAACTCGAGTAAGCCTCTGGCGAAGTCGGGCCCCTGGTTGTTGAGCCACGCGGGGGTCGGGTACATCCGCGCCCGGAAGTCCAGGAAGTGCGGATACCAAAACGTTTTTCCGCTGAAGCGGTGCGCGAGCTCCAACGTCCGAAGGTGGCGGAGCCTTGCGCTGCCCTCTGCTCGGTAGCGTTCAAGCGCGTCGGTCTTGGTGGACTTCCAAGCCTTCATCTGCTCTTCGTCCTCCTCGTCTGGCTTGGGCGGTAGCTCTGGCTGGTCCCTGTCGGGGAACCCCGCAACCTGGGCGTTGCATTCCCATAGCTCCCGCGCCACCTCGTAGACGGTGCTGTTGACTCTCCACGGTGTCTCCTGCGCTAGGTTCACGGCCCGATAGATGTGGGGCATCTCCGCATCCCTCATCGTGTCGACGTGTCCCTTGCGCTGCACTCGGCATAGCGGCTTGCGGCGGGCCATGTTCGATCGGTAGCCGCCCACTTTGCCGACTCCCCACTCTCCCGGCTCCTGCACCATGGGTAGGTAGATCGGGCTGAGCGCCTCGCGCTTCTCGTGCATCTCTTCCATCCACTCCGTCACCCCTGGCTGAAGCGTGAGTAGGTAGGTCGGGCGGTTCCTCTTCGTCAGCACCTCGACCCGGAATAGGTCCGTCGTCTGCATCGCCAATTCAAACACAACTAGCCCCGCCTGCATCTGGTCGGTGCGTAGTGGGACCTTGTAATCCCATAGGTCTTCCTTCCGCCATCTGTTCGCGACCGTGGTTCGCATGTGCCTTGGCACTTGGAATCCTTGGAGCCGTCGGAATAGTGGCGCGTGCTGTCGCTTCAATTCCTTCAGCGTGGCCTCGTCACGTAGTAGCGTTGCAATATCGCAAATTGTGGTGCTCCGCTTCTTGGCCTTCACCGATGCGTCGAGCATGGACTGCACGGCGATCGCTGCGATGTCGGGGGCTCGGAGCTGGTCGAGCAACTTGAGTGCACCGACCCGCATCCCCGGGCTTTCCTTCGCGGCCTTCATCCACTTCGTCAGTGCCTTTGCTAGGCCACCAACAGAGTCCGCGACAAGCTGACGACCGGGCCCCGTTATGGAGACCCGGCCCTTGCTTGCGGATTCATTCACACTGGAGCGGTAACGGTCAACCCCTCTCTTTGCCATCTCGCTTTCGAGCGCGAGCTGGTCTGAGGAAATTGAGAGAGGGATTCGCTCGTCCATGGCTTACGTGAACTCTCCGGCGTCGATGCGTTTTAGGATGGGCTCCAAGCCTGCCCGCTTCTCAAGTGCTGCCCTCGCGTCGGAGATATGGACGGTCTCCTCCTTGAGCTTCTTGGCGATTGCCGACAAGTCCTTGCGCCCCATTCGGACAAGCGCCTTGGACAGTCGAAGTGATGGGCTCACGCCGTCGCGGAAGTCCTTTAGGCTGGGTCCGTCGATGCCCGCCTCTTGTAGTTCATGGTCGGTCGGCCTCATCTTCCTACACGTCTCCTTCTGAATTTATGGGCCCTTGCCCGGACTAGCTTTCTGTGTGCTGCTGCGTGCGCGGATTGCGCCGAAACCCGTTGCTTTGCATCCTCTTCTCCTTGCCGCCATCTCTTTTCCATGGACCCTGCTTGGCCTCCCCACTCGTCCCACCCCTCTCGTCCGCAGAGTCGGCACCTGTAGTAGTGACACCTGGCCGCTTCACTCCATCCACGGCCCTCGACTATGTGGCGGCACCTGGCGTTGCCTCTGCTGAGCACTAACGCACCCTAGGCTTGTTCGGCAGGACTGGCGGGGCCCCTACCTTCTCGTTGAGCGTGCGATGTTCCACGGGCCGCTCGACTGCTGGCGGATTCTCCAGCGCACGTAGGCGCTTTCGGTCCTGCCGGATCTGGATCTGTAGCAGCCCCATGCACACGCAGATAACCATGCACATTGCTACCGCGTGCTTTCCCCAGTTCATACGGCGTGCTCCCATAGTTCGCGGGGGATGCTGTCTAGGTCTTGGCTCGACCCGTTGGCGCCTCGATACTCCATGTCGTGGATCAGGTCTTGGATGTCGTCGTACTCCACAAGCACCCCATGGGTGAGAGCTGAGTAGCTCGCGGGACCGTCGCCGATTCCGTGACGGTCTGCCGACGTTTCTCTGGGGCCCCCGTCCCGCGCTTCGAAGTACCATTGCGGGTCATCCGTTAGGTGCTTCGCAAGCTTGTCCGCGATCTCATCCAACCCACCGAACCGCTTCATCTCGTAGCACACGAGCTGCGGGTGGAAGCTCTGAATGTAGGGCGCGGCTAGCGGCTTCGCTGCTGGCTTGATTGGTGTTGTGGTTCGCGTGTAACCGTACATCTCGTGCGCGAGCTCCCGAACCCAGGTTCGATAGAGGTCGGCGTAGACATCCAGGACATCGGCCGCGACGTAAGGGCGGAGCCAGCGCAACAGTCGGAGCCAGTGCGCCATTCCGCGGTCGCCTTCGGAGTTCAGCCACGGCTCTTCCGACTCCTGGGCCTTTTGGATCTTGACGGGCAGAGGCTTCAGCAGCTTGTAGGACCCGTCATCTTCTGTGGTCAAGCGGTTGGCTGCTTGGAAGTCGCGGAACGCATTCAGTGCACAGTCGCGAGCGAACAGGTCCCACCTGGCTAGCGCGAAGGGGCCAGCTGTCCCCCTGCTGAGGTGCGTGTGGTCGGCTGCTTGGATCTTCTGGAGCTCCTTCGCGTAAGGGCACCAGCTGTCCGGGTCGTCGTTGTACTGCAAGAGGCGGTGATCGTCCGTCCGTCCCATCCAATACGGTTCGATCTGGTCCTCACCTAGGAGCCAGATAGGGCGCTGCATCTCCATGAGCATCTCCCGCTCGCGTAGCTCGCGCCCCTCCTTGCACGTGAGCCAGTCCTCGGGGCCTCCGTGGAACGGCGCC